AAGCTAATTAAAGAGCCGGGCGCGTACAAAGTCATGGATACCAACGGCCAAGAGCATGTGGGCTACGTCGTCCCGACGCTCTTGGGCGCCGGCGGCTTCGAGCTCCCGATTTCGTTGTTTACGAATGGCAGCGTGTTCGCTGTGCAAAGCGATATGTGGGGTGTGCCCGCGGGAAACATCACGCTGCCCGCAGGGCCCATCGGGCACAGCGGCGCGTTCTACACGATGGATGGCGCGGGCGCGCGCATGATGACCCCCGTTGACCTTCAAGACTCCGTCACGCTCGGTGATCAACCGCGCACGTACAACGGAACAACCTTCGAGGGATTCCCCGTGCAGGTGTCCGTGCAAGACAACATCACGGATCTCATTCCTGTCGCAGAAGACCGCGTGCTCATTCCGGCCAGCTGGAAATGGCTGCCTCTCGATGGCGTCGCACAGGTACAGCTGGTGAGCGGCGAACAAGCCGAGTCCCTCCATCCAGAGGATAAACTCGCGCAGGTGCGCGTTGTCTCTGATGGCATCTCGTTTACGCTGGATGGTGTCCCGCTAAACAAGACGGCTGCCGACCAACGCAGTTTTCTCAATTTAGACGACACCATGTTCCTGCTCGCGGGCCTCGGCGTCGACCTGAAGTACGGCACCCAGAAACTCGCAGAAGCAATTGCGCTTCAGCGTCCGACGTTCATCAAAATCGCGCGTGTTGTGGAGCACAAGGCCGATCTTTTCAGCAAAGCCATGGAAAAGGCAGCGGGCGTGATCGAGTCGATCGCGGGCCTTCGGCAACCGCTACTTCTCAAGGAGGCTGCGAGCTTCCCCGATCCGCAGATGGTGGATACCGTCCTCAGTCTCGGGTTCATCAACCCGGAAAACATCATGACGTTCGTCAGCTACTTGCCTGACCTCGAAGACGTGCAGGAAAAGTTGTGCGAGTTGTTGTTCGGCGTACGCCTGGGGCTCACGAACGTTCCGCAGTCTGCGGTGGAACGCGCGGTGCGCTCAATCGAAGAAGTGATTGAGGGCTTGAAGATCTTGGGCTTCCAGGGCTCTTGATTCGGCGGCTAAAAGAAAACAGCCAAGAGGCTGCGTTCTTTTCACAGATCAGAGCGGGAAGTACAGCTCCCACAGCACACTCCCGTAAGCGCGAACAGCGCGCCTTGCAGCTTTGAGCGTGGCGATGCTTACGCCCGTCTCGAAGGCCGTAAGTGCCACGCGCATCGTTTCTTCGGCGTAATCGGCGACCTTGTCGGCGATGCGTTCTTGTTTGGCGAGATACGTCGCCTTGAATGTGGGCCGGAAGGCTTCGTTGAATTGCGAAACTTCTTCTTCGATGCGGCTCGGGAAATTGATAATGTTGGAGGCAGTAGAAGTAGTCATGGGAGATCCTTTGGTGTGAAGTAGGAGAGATTTCCCCTTCATCTTTGTTATGCCCGAGTTGCTGCTTATTTTGCAGTATTTGTTATGGTGCTTCTATGATCCGTAGAAGCCCCGCCGAGTATTACATCAAGTATTTGTTGCTTTTGCCCGACAAGCTTTCGGACGAAGACATCGCGCGTACCTTGCGCCAGAATCAGCTCGATTACCCTGGCGCGAATTATTTGCGACAGCTACGTGCGCAGCTGCGGCCACCCACGCCTTTTCATCCGACGATCGAATCGGACGTCGCTTCATACCGCTATCTTGTACAACAGCGGGTGCAGCGCTTGTTCTTTCGAGATCGGCACGTTGATATGGCCCTGCGGCTTTTGCAGCAGTCTCGTGGAAAAGAGCTTATCGAGGCGCTGATCCTCGCCACGGAGCCTCTCGCCATTATCCTTCCACGCCTTCGCCGTTTTGGCTTTGAAGTCACTCCGAAAGCTATCGAGTACTACGAGCACTTCTTTTTCAACATAAGCCTCGTAGACCAGACGGAGATGCGCGCGCTGATGACTGTCCGTGTGGAGGACATGCAGCTCGAGGGGGACGATAAAGAAGCGCAGATTCGCTACAAGGCGATGAAGCAATCTATGTACACAGATCCCCGGTACATTATTGTCAATTCAGGGACGCCCGGCATCGCGATGATGCGCCTTCAGATGCGCCATGGGTTGATGCCTTCACGCGTGGATTATGGACGTATGGCGGAAACCGCGCGCACGTTAGGCGTGATGGCGACCGTAGAGTGTGCATTACGCCAGGGGCCGAAGGATGCACAGAATGCGCGGGACTATTCCACGGTGGCCGTGAACATGGACGCGCTTTTGCGACAACGCGGAGACGGCGACGATACCCTACGCAAGACGCTTCTAACCCTGGCGACTGTCGATGAGCCCACATTAAATGTCATGCAGCTGACTGGCGGCAACTACACCGATAGTATAGATATCGCTGCGGAGGAAAAAGATCATGCAGACAAGTGAACGGTATGTGCGCATCGCCGAAGCCGAAGGAAAAGATGTACCCGCCGCTATCCAAAGCGCTGGGGGGTTAGCCGTACCCAAAGCGCTGGAATTCAAACCGAGTGCATTTCGCTACTTCAAGGCGGAATACGCGCTCTCCGACAGGGACGTGATCATTCATTTCTACGTCTCGGATCCGGTGCGCGCCCAGTGGGATACGACGCAAATTGAGCGCTGGTGGCTACGCGATTTTGCAGCGACACTAAGTACGGTCGCTCAAGATTACTTCCAGGCGACAGTGCCCCGTATCGTGGCGAAGTACACGCCGGAGGCTGCAAGCTGGTGGTTTAAGGCGCAGGGTTACGATTACCTTCTCGACTTGGAGGCGTTCCTTCGCGCTTTTTACGAGCGGCTTGACGAAACTCTTCACTCCGCGCTTGTTCCATAAGCTGTTTTTCTAGTGGGTACGGCTTGAGGACAAAGAGAATGTGCGTTTCGCAGAACTTAATATGCTTCGCGCGCCACCCCACACCGAGTGCCGCCTGTCGGATGATCCCACGGGCGGCGGCTCGCATAGCTTCTGGCAAACCTTTGGTCTGGAGGAGGGCCCTGTGCTCCTTCTTTTCGCTGTCCGCCTCTAGCCCGTGCCCTCCAGGGAAGTGGGGGCCCGCGCTACTTAGCCAGCGCCAGATTTCTTGTAGGGCTTCTTTCGGATCGTCTGTTTCGTAGGTCTCCATGTGCGCAGCCACCCTTTCGAACAATACAAGTACCACGCAGCTGTATACCGCCGCGGAAATAGAAGACACAAACGATACGTGGCCCGACGAGACGCCTTTCATACCGGAAGGGGACGAACCCGTAGACGAAGAGCTTATGCCCGCCGTGAGCATGCAGGATCTGCCGACTGTTCCCAGCTTAATTCCTTCGAAGTTTACAGAGCGCGCGTTCATGATGCCGAGAGACGACGGATTAGGCTACGGACCTTTTTCGTTTGAAGGGCGCAGGCACCTCCCAAAGATCTACGATACACGCGCGCGACGTATACTGTTAGTCTGTGCGCGTCAAGTTGAGAAGTCGACCTTACTGGGAAACCGTGCGTTATGCTACTCCGCACTAGTTACCGCGATGCGTATACTGTACGTGAGCCCGTCCTCGACGCAGACCAAGACGTTCAGCAACGACCGCATAAAAGAGCCGATCGAAACAAGTCCTATCCTGCGGCAATTCACAACGACGATGCTCTCGCAGAACATCTTCGAAAAGCAGTTCATCAACCGCTCGAAGATCACGATGCGGTACGCGTACCTCAACGCGGACAGAACCCGAGGAATTCCTGCGCATAAGCTATACATCGATGAGGTGCAGGACGTTCTGCGGGACAACATCCCGGTTATTGAGCAGTGCACATCGCACGCCCCGGATCAGTTGAAAGGCTTTGTGTACGCAGGTACGCCGAAGAGTCTCGACAATGTTATTGAGGAGTACCGAGCAAATCAAAGTACGCAGAATGAGTGGATGGTACCCTGCGAGGGTTGCAACAAGTGGAACAATCTGGGGGAAAGAAACATAGGGAAGAAGGGTCCCATTTGCGCCACGTGTGGGAAAGCGATCAATCCGCAGAGCGAGCGCGCGCAGTGGGCGCCGTTTGTAGATCAGGATGAAGAGCAGATCAAGGTGCCGTGGCAAAGCTATCGTATCTCGCAGTTGATGGTCCCCTGGCAAATCAGAAACTGGGGCGAGTTGATTCACAACTACGAGCATTATCCCCGTGCGCGTTTTCTGAATGAGTGTTTGGGGATCTCGTATTCGTCAGGAACGCGTCCGCTCACACAGGCACAAGTACGTGCGCAGTGCGGAACGCACTCGATGAATGACCTAGAAAAACTGCGGGCACTGTCTAACTCAGAGCCCTTCTTTTTTGGCATAGATTGGGGCTCGGGCGACCGCAGTTATACGGTCCTTACCATCAGCACGTACGTCAATAACCGCTTTCGCGTGGTTTACGCGCATCGCTTTGTCGGTGAAGAAGCAGACCCCGAAGTGCAGACGCAGAAGATTATCGATCTCGGGCGCGAGTTTCATGTGGCGTTGATTGGCGCCGACTACGGGTACGGCTTCGGGCTCAATCAGCGTCTAGTGCGCGCGTTCGGGGCACAGAAGGTTCACACCTTCCAGCATATGGCGCGCATCAATCGGCGCGTGTTCTGGGACGCGAAGATGCTGCGTTGGAAGATTCACCGTACGGAAGTCATGAGCGCCATCTTCGAGGCGATCAAAAAGGGCAAGGCCGAATTTCCTCGCTGGGAGGAATTCCGCCAGCCATTCGCAGAGGACTTTACGAACATCTACAGCGAGTACAACGAGCGGCTACGCATGATTATGTATGACCACAAAGCGGGGAGTCCCGACGACTCGTTTCACTCGTTCATGTTTGGCTGGCTCGCCTCCATGATTATGATCCGTCGCCCTGACATTATTGCACCGTCCCAAGAGATCGACGGCGTCCCCGTCTCTGCGTATCGCGGGCCTACAGATCAAGGATAGTGGAGCTAGCGTACATGTTGATTGATGGTTCGAATGAGATCGGTATCCGCCTCCGCGATAGCATTCTTCGCGGCGGCTTCCCCACGACTTTGCCGGATGTAGAGAAAGGCAGCTTGTCGCAAAGACCGACGCGCCAACGACAGCTCCGTGTAGGCCTCTTTGATATCTCGATCATCGCGATGGCCGGCGCAGTATTTGTACATCTTCTCCGCGAGGGACAGCAGCGCGGACCATGGCTCGGGATCGTCGGTATAGACCTCGATCAGGTGGAGCGTTTCTTCGTGCACGCTGAAGAAGACGGCGCACCAATCGACGATCTCCAGAACATCGGAGGGTGGCTCCTTCAGCGTATTGTGCACACGGTCCATCAGCTCCGTGATTTCCGCTTCGTTGTGCTGGAAAGCGGGTGTGCGCAGAAGGAGTGTGCGCTCCAAACGCGCCAGACGCCGCTCCAAACCGGCACGGGTCGATTGTTCGGCGATAAGCGCCTTATGAAGCTGCGGCACCGTGATGTTCTGCACCCGTGAATCTGCGAGCGCCTGCACTTCGTCGGCGGAAAGCAGCAGCGTGCAGTTCAATCCGGATACGCGGCGTAGAAGGCCGTCGCGTACCGTTCGATAGACTTGGGAGCGTCCTACGCCTAAGATTTTGGCAGCGGCGTCGACGGAGATAGCGGCCTCGTTCGTTCCTATGCTTTTCATCGTGCTGTATTCTTTATACACAAGTTATGAGCCAATACGACCTTCCCTCGCAAACGCTTCTACAACAATCGTCCGCGCGAGCCGTGAGCGGGGAAGAGTTGGAGACGTACGGAAAACATGCCGCCGACTTGTACGGCAACGGCGCCCAGCCTTCTCTCAATGAAGCTGTTGTCGAAACGATCAAGAGCGCCGGTCTTGCTCCCGAACAAGTGCGGCGCGTGGTGGAGTTCGCGAATACGCACGCTTGGATCTCTGAGTTCAAGAAGGAGGGCACGGCGAACAAGTTCGTTGTGTTCGAACAAGGCCCCGCAGAATTCAATACGGTCCTCCAAGATCTCAATGATGGCGGTGGGGGTACCGTCTTCGACCGTGGAAACCTTGATTATTCACACACTCCAAACGTGAAGACGTCCTCGGCACGCGCCATGAGTAAGACGGCGGCGGCGCAAAGTGAAGCCGACGCCATTTTGGCGCAGGCGTTCGCGGTAGACCAACAAGCGCCCGCAATCCCCTACGCCAATGCGATGGGAGATGTCCAGGACCTGCGCGACAAACTTGCGGGTGTGCGCGATGCGATGACCTCTGAGATCGGTGCGCTCGAAGTGGATCTTTTGTCGGTCACCGAGGACATGTACCAGTACGTGAAACAGGCGGCTCTTGAAGGCACGTCGCTCGGAACGATCGTGCAAGCGTGGCACCAGGCACTCGCGCCGGATCCAGAGCTGGTGAAGGCCGCTTTTGCGATCTTTACTCCGCGGCTTTGTAAAGAGGTGCATGGGTCTCTTGACGCGATAGGTGCCTCGCTTGAAAAGACGGCAGGTACACGATCTATCGTGAACCCCGATCACCCGTTGGTCCTCTCCTTCAGTGTTTACAGTGACATGGTCCAGAAGCTTGCGCAGCTGCGTTCCGTGCAGCAACAGGCGCTGGAGGGCATCAAGCAGCTTACGGACTACGAGCTCTCTGTCGATAAGCACTATGGCGAGGTGGTTCGATGAACCCAATCGATGAATACTTGATGGCTAAAACTGCGGACGAGGGTGGTTGGAAAGCGGGATTGCGTAATGCCGCCATCACCACGGGTGCGGGCCTTGCGGTGGCCGGGGCCCCTGTCGCCGCCAAAGCGATCTACAACGCCGTCGCAAAGCGGTCACGTTTCAACAACATGCTCGCCAACAACGAGGACTTGCAAGCGATGCATGCAACTAACCCCGCGCAGTTTCAGCTGATGTTCAATTCGCTTCACAACATGGCGCCCGAGTACGCGGCCGACCCTCTCGTCGCCGGAGCGCACATGCGTAAGATGATGAGTAATCCCGCAGGGGCTGGGCTGACACTCACTGAAGCGCGGTCTGGCGCGATGAAGCAGCCCGAACAAGATTCTGTGACCAAAGCGCTTCAAGGGATGGCACCCAACGTGGCGAAAGACTTTGCGGCAGGTGTCCGCGGATAGTCGATAAACGCCATGCTCAAAGTCAGTACCTTCCTTCGACGTAACGAGCTCGGATACACGGCAATACCGCTCTTCGGAACGAAGGAAACGGATCGTGAGTTCGAGAAGACCGCGAGTGGGCAGCTTCTCCCCGCGGTTTCTTCGTACATAAACAGCCTGCGCCCGAAGAAGGGATCGCAGTATGTGCTTGTGAACGCCCTTGGCGCGAGTGAGTATTTCGGCTCGAACATAAATGGAGATGCATTTCCAGAAAATGGGCTTATTCACTGTCCGTCCGGGTGGACGAACAACCCCGTCGTCGATCGTGCTTTAGCTACCGATTGGGCGTACGGCTTTCCGACGTTCTATAACGCACATGCTTTTGCTCACCACAAGAATAAAGATCCAAGTCGTGCGTATGGCGACGTGGAGGTAGCCATCTGGAATGATGGTATGAAGCGCGTCGAGCTGGTCATCCGCGTGGACTATGATAAGTGCCTGCAGTTTGGCGGAACGTCGGTGTGGGACAAGCTGACTGCGGGAATGTATCCCGACGTTAGCATGGGAACAAAGGTCCCGTTCGATACCTCGTCCATCACCCTCGATTGGGATACGTACAACAAGGCGTGGGCCACCTTCGATCCGAAAAAGCACAAGAGCCCCGGACTGGCCATCCTCGAGTGGCACAAGAAAAAACCCATCACGGGACTCTCCATCACGCGGGATGACTACGACGACTATTGCCTAAAGCATATGAACCAGATCTTCCCTGACGGAAGAAAGGTATTCGTCTACAACGACTTCCCGCGCTTCTTTGACATTAGCTTCGTGTTCATTGGCGCCGACCGGACGGCGAAGGTCATGGTCTACATCGCGCGCAATGGCGCTGTAGAAAGTGAGCCGAGTACAAAGGTCGCTGCGGCTCTCGGGTATGTAGAAGATACGTTCGAGAAAGCTGCGGGGTTGAAGGACGCCAAGGACAAGAGCGCGGAGATGGACAAGGAAGTTCTCTCTGTGCCGGCTGCGGCCAAGGCCGTTCCGCTCATGACGAAGAACGAGCCGGATCTTTCGAGCGATATGCTTAATGCGCTCGCCGCAGTCCCTCTTGACAGCGCCCTTAGTACCGTGAGCGGCCTCGGGATGGTTCTACGCCCACGTGAGTTTCAGCGAATCATCCTTATACGTTCTGGGGACGGACCGTTGGCGGATGCCCTTGATGAAAAGAACAAGACATTCCCGCAAGTCGAGGACGCATCTCCTTGTGCGCTATCGCCCGATTCTTTCATGCCAGCGCTGGCACGCTTACTGATGCCGCTGTTCATGGACCGGACCGCGCTCGCACCCGCAGTAGAACATCGAGTGACCATTATTAGCGCGAGTCCTGACGATAGTAGTGAGCCGCCTTCTTCCCATAGCTCGGAACTACTCCGTAAGATCGGAGCTGCCTATAACGGATACAGGGAGAAGGTCTTGGAGTTCGTTCCTCACAGCCAGAACCTCATTCAGAAGACAGCGACTGCACGAGATGTCGATCTTGTAAAAGTTGCTGCCGCTGATCCTGCAGATACGTTCACCCCCCTCTCCTACTGCTACCTGCGTGACGCCTTCAAGAACGAGATTGTTCAAGAGGGCCCTGCACGGAGTACACTCACCAACTGATTCGGCACGCGCCGGCGTGTAGGTGGGTAGCCCCCGCCAAGGAATACGCACACTGACCCAAGGCTCATACGGAGATACAGAACAATGTCAGGAATGAATCCCACCCTCGCAGCTTTCTACAACACGAATGGTGCCGGCGATGCCGCCCGCCAAGAACAAATCAAGATTGCGCATCTTGACCTCTTCGCAAAAGCGGCCAGCGCACAAGGCTACGATTTGACGACGATGGCACCGGCGCAAGTCGAGGAGCTCTACGCAGCGTTCAGCACCAAGCTCGCTGAAGGCGCGGAAGCCCTTGAGCACGCAGGTGAGGAAGAAGAGGAGAAGGGCGAGAAGGACGAGGCCAAGGGCAAGACCGAAGAGGAAAAAGGCGAGAAGGAAAAGGAAGAGGCCGAGGAAGAAAAAGAGGCCCAAGCCCAATACGCCGCCATGAAGCAGTGGCAAGACAAGGTCGCGGAAGCGGATCACCTTGGCCGCGTGATGGCGCACTCCTTCACGGACGAACGCAATAAGATTGCTGCTGCGGCGAAGGTCGCCGGCACGCTTCCTCCGGCGCTGGCAGCGCACAACGCAGCGGCGAAACCTCCGGCGAAAAAGAAGGGAGCCGGCACCGAGGAAGAGCCCAAGACGGCGTCAGCCGCGCCGGACTTCGATCGACAAGCGGCGCGCTTGGCTATCAAGATTGCAAGCGACAAAGGCTTCGATGGCAACGAGGCCCTGCAACGCATGAACGCGCTCTTCGCGCTCGGCGTCCCCCCGATGGCGAAGACGGCGTCTGCCCTCGGTAGCTACAACGATGCAGTGAGCGTGCGCGCCCTCGAATTCCTCGAGGCCGCGAAGTACCCGGTGGATTGGTCGCAGGTTTTCGGGCGCTAAGGCAGTCATGGCACAGGGATTTAGAAAGCGCGCAGATGCAATAGGATCGGGTACCGCCGATCCCAGTACGGCACCTGCGCGCGCTACCCCTGTACCGCAGACCGCGATCGCGAACAACCCGGCTCCGGGACAACGAGGTCCGGCGGGTCTCGGCGGACGGACATCCTACTCGCGCGTGAATACAGGGCTCCCGCCTACTCCCGACACCGGAGCAAGTGCGCAGAAATCAGAAGCCCCGCGAGGCCTCGAATTTTTACCCAAGACTGCCTCACAGGAGAATACAATGACTACGACCAGTGGACGACCCTCCCTGCAAGATTTGATTAAGCAAGCGATGGCGGGCGCGGCGTCACAGGCAAGTGTGAACATCGAAGCCGCCCGACAAATCGCGAACGCAGGGGGAACCCCGCCGGCCACGGTCAAAACGGCTGCCGCGCGACCGACTCCGGAGTCAATTCCTACGCCGACGCTGAATAAACTTGCGTCAGCTCTTGATTACATCGCACGCCAGGGGAACCCGAAGCTTGCCGCCATTGAGCTCGATTCAGGAACGACGCCAGGTGTGGGTCCCGGCGAGGGTCCGAACGCGCTGACCGTCATGCAGTCAGAAGTCGGCGGAGCGAATATCGATGCTGGAGAGCTGGGGTCTGCCCGTGAACAACCTCCGATGGTTCCTGCGCAGCAGAAAGATCCGACGCGTCCGTCCGACCCCGGTACGGGCCTCGCGACCAACGACGCGATGGAGCACCCTGAGCAGCCCGTCGAACCGATTCACAACGAAAAGGCTACGTTGACGTCCGAAGCGCAGAAGACCTCTTCTGCGTATGCGACCAACCTTGTGGCGCTTGGCCTTGCCAAGATTGCCTACGATGAAAAGGGTACGCCGCGCCTTGTGAAGGCTGCAGGTATCGGCGGTGCCTTGGGCGGTATCGGCGGTGCTTCCCTCGGCGGTGTCGGCGGGGCGGCCCTCGGGGGCAAGCTGCTCGGACCTGCCGGCGTGGTCGGTGGAGCCCTCTTGGGTATGGGTGTCGGCGGCGCTCTTGGAAGTAAGGCAGGAGAGGGCGCCAGCTCCCTTTTGGGCGGCGGGCAGCCGAAAGAAGCTTCCACGAAACCAAAGACGACGAAGACAGCCGCCGAAGCAAGTACACCGTTGGCTCGTAAGGGCAGCACGGCGGCGGGTCTGGCGGGGAGCGCGGTAGGCGCGGTCGCTGGCGGCACTGCGGGGCACCATCTCGCGAAAGCCCTCGGTCATAGTGCCCTGGGCAGGGCGCTCGCTACGGGTGTCGGCGGCGTTCTTGGCGCCGGTATTGGACATCATCTTGGCGGTCGCGTCGGCCACATCGTAGGCGGTGCTACGGACAAGGGCCTAGACCGTGTGGAGCACGCTATCCATGGCAAGAAGGAGGCTTCGGCGATTGAGAAAGCCGCAGCTGCTATGGCGAAGATCGCAAAAACTGTACTGGCGGCGGAGACACCGCAGTATTCCGCAGAAGACATCCAACGGCTGCGGAACGCTGCGGCTGCCGGGGGTCTTGGTGGGGCTGCGGGTTCTGCGCTGGGTGGGCCGATTACCGCAGGTCTCGGTGGCGCTCTTGGTGGCGGGTTTACTTCGGCGGGCGCTTCCGGTGCTCTGCATAGCGGCTTGTGCGCCGGCTGGGGTAACATTGGCGGGAGCACCGCGGGAGTCCTCGGCGCCAAGATGCTAGGAGGCAATGAGGCTACCGCGCGCGGTCTCGGACGTCTAGGCGCGCTAGCAGGTGGCGGTCTCGGGGGGATGTACGGCGCGCATGCCGCGATGAAGAACCAGATCGCACAGGAGCACGAAGCCGCAGCGAAACAAGCCTCGATCTACGAGCGTAATCTCACAGCACTCGGCTTGCGGAAGACCGCAGAAGACGCGATCTTCCCGGCACAAATCGATGCCGCGCGCATCAGCGACGTAGGCCCGAATCCCCCGGACGGGGCGACGGAGAGCGGAGAAGGACAACCTTCTGAACCGAGCGACGTCACTTCGCAAAAGCGCTTGATTGACTCGAACCAGGCGGCGATCAACGCCACTCGCCGAGAGACCAAGGCCGATCCGAAGAGGGACCTCAATCAAATCTTGAACGAGCCGGCACTGTCCGCGAGTACGGATCAAACGCTTCAACGAGTTCTTGAACACACCGACTCCGCCGGCGCGAAGATCGCGCAGGCGAACGCGGCTTCTTTGGAAAAGACCGCAGCGGCACGCGTCGTTCTGGATCGGCTCGCGCAAATGCACAACGTGAAGACGGGCGCTGCTCCCACGGCGGCGCCCCCGAAGAAGAAAAAGACGTCTATGATGGGCGGCGGTGGGGCACCGAGTACTCCACAGGCATCTTCAGGCTTCAATGCCGGGAGCGGAATGTAGTCATGGCAAAGACGAATCAATTGGACCAAGTGAAGGTCGCGCAAATTCAACGAGACGCCGCAATCGCCCTGATCAAAACAGGCGCAGAGCGCGACGCGCTCCTCGTCGCCAACCAAAAATTGGCGGCCGACAATCAACTTCTACGAGGTCGCATGGTCGCCGAAAAGGTGGCGATGGACATGCACGATAAAGGTATCCATACCGATATCAAGTACGCAGACCTTGTGGACCAACTCGAGAAACGGGCGCACGCAGATCCACAAGGATTTGCGACACTTCGTGAGGCGGTCAATCTCACGGGGCCGGACATGCTGAAGACGGCCTCCGTCGCCAGCGAGGTCCATGCGCCCAACGGCTCGGACCTCGAGCGGTACATCCTCGGGGACATCGGCTGATTTCGCTACGCATTTTCATTCAATAGGAGAACTCCAATGGCATCAGGTACACAACGTGTGAATTTTCGGCCGGTGACTGACGTGATCCCGACCATCCGTCGCGACATCCCCTTGTTCGACCCGACGCTTTGCAATCCGCAAAATGCATTGTCGTTGCTCGATGGCGAGTGGATGACGCTGGATCCCGGTACCGGCAAGCTGATTCGATCAGCGGCTATTACCGCGGTCGGCACGTCCGCACTCCAGGTTTTCTCGTGGCCCTTGTGGGCGGAGAACGGTCGCTATGACGTGCAGGCGATGGCTGACACGAAGATGCCTCTCATTTGGCTGAACCAATGGGAGTTTGAAACGCTCATCTTCGACGCAGCCGCCATCGTTGGTAGCGGCGCCGCGATCACCACACGCTCTCAGCCCGTCAAGGTCGCCAGCATCTCGCTCGGCGGCGTCTACGGAACGAAGACCCTCAGCGGTCTTGTCGGCAAGGCGTCGTCCGGTGACACCGACCAAACAGTCGCCTACGTCACGCGCCTGCCCGCCGAAAACAGCGGGTGGCTGCGTATCCGTGGCGGGATGCTTTACTAACCCGCGCACCGCGCGCTTCAACGTACTAGAAGGAGATTCATATGGCATCGGCACGTTCTGTCAACGACTTGTTCAACACACGCCTCGGGGAACCGGGGGGCAAAGAGAAGCTCGCGCAATTCGGCGGCTCCTATATCCGCGATCGTCTTCGCGAGGTTTCGTTCGTTCGCAAGATCGTGCCGCCGGAGCAGGTCACGCGTACGGACTGCCAACGCTCCACCAAGCACGACACCCTCGTGAAGATTGTGGACGTCGAGCCGCAATCGCGCGCGATGGCCATCAGCTTCCGAGGCGCGCCCACCGCCCGATTCATTCGTGGCGAAAAAGCGGAAATCGCGTTCTTCACCATCAGCTCCGAAGTCTTTCAGAAGACGGAACAAGAGCTCCTGGCGTACGAAATGCCCATCACGAAGGTCATCGAGGAGAACTCGGTGAAGGACATCCAGGAAATCGAAGACCGCGAGTTCGTCATCCACAGCGAGGCGGCCGTCCAAGCGCTTCAACAGGAAGCCAATGGCGGAACGATCACCACGCTCAATGCGCTGGCGCTTCAAGGGTCGTCGCCCCCCGTGGAATTCTCCGTGCGAAAAGGCGAACTCGCGCGCACGGCCACAACGGACGATGCGACCATCCACCCGCTTCAGCGCAAAGACCTCGTTGAGGGCTTCAAGCTGATTGACGGCAATCGGCTTCGCTGCGAGCGCTTCCTCCTCACCGAGGTGGACTTCGACGACGTTCTCTCGTGGACCGTGGAAGACAACGGCGACCGCATCCAGTCAGAGACGACCGTCGACGGCTACAAGTACAACCTGCTTGTCGGGCGCCCGTACATTCGTACGGTGAAGACCGACATCCTTCGACGCGGCAACATCTACTTCTTCACGGCGCCGGAATTCTTCGGCAAGTTCTACGTCTTGAACCAGACCAAGTTCTACATCGACAAGGTGGCGAACATGATCACGTTCCAAGCGTGGGAAGACATCGCGATGGCCGTGATCAACATTGCGTCCGTGCGCAAGATCGAACTCTATTCGGCAGACGCCTCGGCGAACAACACCGACGGCTTGCTCTCGAACTTCATCCCGGTGACCGAAGACCAACTTGGCGCGATCAACAACCGCGTGGGCGAAGGTCTGAAGTTTCCCCAGGTCGTGAGCAACTAGGGACAGCTCGCTTCTTTTTGGCCCATGACGAGGGCATCGGCGCCAGTCGTCGATGCCCTTTTCCTTTCGGAGTACACTACGCACATGAGACCCGAGCTGCAAAAGACGTTCTACATCCACAACACAACACGCCATCCAGCGACACGCGATCTCCGACGGAGCTTGCATGGTCCGGAATCAAGTACGAAGAACCTCTTTATTGGGGGCATCCTGCGCCTTGTTCGTGGGCGTCCTGTCGCCGTGTCCGAGGCATTCGTTCGGCAGCACCAAGCGGAGCTCGCAGACAAAGAAGCCAAGGGGCTGCTCGCAGTATACACGCACAACAGCCTCCGCATCGATCTCAGTACTCTCGAAGTAAAAAAGAACGCGCGTGTGGAAGTACTGCCACCGCCGGAGGAGCAAGAGGAAGAAGCGCCGCAAGAGGACGCTTCTCTTGAAGATACCGCCGTGGGCGCCTCTTGTCCGGACGATGCGCCGCTTAAGGAGCTCGCCGAAGAAGCACAGGGAACCAGCGAGCTGCCTGCTTTCGCGATGGCATTTGAGGGTGCGCCCGAACCCTCCGACGACCCTCCGACAAGCCCCGAAGTGCCTGAAGGACATGCGCCCTCCGGCAGAAAGCGGCGTCGGTAATGGAACGTCTGCAGAGCGTCGTATCGGTAAGCCCTGTCACGCAGGCCTTCACGCAAGTCGTGCGGCTGTTCATGCGCGATCATCCGCAGCTAAATCGCTTGGTCAAGGGAGAAGAATCCAGTGACCGAATGATCGCGTGGGCCATCGTGGACGCTCTGTCGGACTTCAATGGAACGCCGCCGCTACTCGGCACCTTTCGGCTAGAAGACCTGATCATGCGCAATCAACAGGCACTCCTTACGCGCATGGTGACTTGCTCGCTTCTTGAATCGGTAGGCCTGCTGCAGACAAGAAACCATGTCAACTACTCCAACGGCGGCATCAACGTCGGCGTCAACGACAAGACCCCCTTGATCATGAACTGGCTCCAGTACTTCAAGGGCACCACCGAGCAAATGAAGTTGCGGGTCAAGACGTCCTTCAACATCGAACAGATTTTGGGACCCAGTAACGTCGGACTTCACAGCGAGCTGTACGCTGTGAACGCTTTGTACCTCAGCTACTAGGAGCTTCTATGTTGTACATATATGAGCGCGATACCCTCAAGGATGTAGAGTTTCTTCTACAGGGCGGGGTGACCGGTGGGCGTGTCACTGTAAATCAGCGTGGGACGACACCCGGTTTGAGCGGCACCACGCTCATTTTTCTTTCACCCGCCGTGACGGTGACCTTCAGCGATACGTCCGGCGTCGGCCTGAATCCACAAGACATTGTGAACCAGATCGTTGCGGTAAACAGTACGATTGTACCGTTCTGGCGCGGGGGTTGCTTGAACCTGCTTCTAACGCCGGCCGCTGCTTCTAACGTGGCCGTTTCATACGCAGGCACCGCGAATCCGATCTTCGGGTTTAGTTCCGCCACGGACAATGTCGGCGTGTTCTACGCCGGACCTACAGGACTTATCCCGCGGCTGGTGTCCGTCGATCCTAAAGCGCGTTTGGACGGCTATTATGTCGTCGTGGAGCGGTAACCATGAACAGCTTTGAGCGTGACCTATTCGGCGAACAAGCCCAGATTCCTCTGCACGAAGCCAGTGCTTATTTTCTGTCGATGCGCCGTCCGTCTTTTCAGAAGACTGCGTGCGCATTGACGAAGACTGCCGGCTGGGAAGACCCGCCGGATGAAACCGGTGTTCTTGAGGGGCAGTTCGAAGTCCCCGTCGAGAACGCCGTGAACTTGATGGGCAACGCAGCGATGATGCTGCTGCGTCTAATGACGGCCACTATGGTCTACGCGGAGAGCGTTCGCGGTGCCTACGCCGGTGACGTAAAGAACGCCCTTCGGTGTAACGAGTACGATCACAAGCGCGCTTTTGAATACTTGATCGGGCGCATGACGGTTCTTGCCGGCGCGCCGCACGTCCCCGAGATCGACATGCCCCCTCCCAGTACGGAGCCTATCGCCGTCGCCCAGCGCATGATCCGCGCTGAGCAGGAGATGCTCAATGCGTACCACGAGTTGGTCGCTGTTCTGGGCAAGAATCCGATGAAGGAAAAGATCAAGTGCTTCATGGGTAACTGCCAAGAGCACCTCGATGCGTATTGGATGGCTATCCCACCGGAGTACGGGGTTAAGCCTACAACGCCGCAGCCTCCGGTTATGCTGGCGAAGCACGAAGAAAACGAGACGCCCGAACAAGAAGCTGCAGAGAGCCCCGAATTCGAAGAAGCCGAGCAGGCGGCGGGTGTCGAAGAACCGGCAGCGGAAGAAGCGCCTCCGGACGTGAAAACGGCCGCTGCGCGCATGGTGAAGTGGGCGAAAGAAGGCGCGACGGACGCCGAACTCAAAGAAGTCGGTCGGCAGCGTGCGGTCACAAACATCTCCGCCGAGCATCATCGAGAATCCGCCCGCCGCGGAGAACGCGCGGGGCGTACGATCGGCATGCTTGGTGGGGCTGCAGGCGGTGCGGCCCTTGGTCACGTGTTGGGCAAAGGGCACCCGGCGGCGACTCTTGGCGGGGCGGCTCTGGGCGGCGTCGCGGGTCGCCATCTTGGGTCAGAGGTGGGCACCGAGGCCGATATCGTGCGGCACCGAAAGACGGGCGCGATCTCCAAGATGGCTGCGGCGATGGTTGCCTGGGCAAAGCAGGCCGACGATCTCTCTGGAGGCATGCCCGATGCGGAGGCGCCCATGGCATCTCCGACAGACAACGCGGAACTCGCGCCGGTCAACTACATGAACGCGGAGTTGATGGGACAACAAGCGCAGAACCGCAATGAGGCGAAGTTCTACCGACAGCAGGTACAACAGGCGCAGTTGACGGCGCAGCAGACGCAGGAACAAGCCGCGCAGCAGGTACAAGCTGTCCAGCAGCAAGCCGCGCAAGCCATGCAAGATGCGGCGACCGCCGACACCAAGGTCAAGGCCGCTCTCGACGAAGCTACACGGGCGCACGATGAGGCCCTTCAGCAAACAGAAACCGCCGCGCGTATGCGGATGGCTACCCAGAACTTGCGCATGCAGCTGATGCAACTTGCGTCGGTCGACCCCGATGAACAAGCAGCCTTGAGCCTGGCAGCGACGACGGGCGCCGCCAGCATGACGGGTTCCAATGAAGCGATGGCGCCGGATGCCGGCCTCGCGAACGGACCTCCGAATCCGACGGCGGCCGGCGACAGCGGTGGGGGACCTCCGGGTGGACCGGCAGGCGCCGCCCCTGATCTGCAGACAGCGCCGGGAGCCGCGCCTCCCGCAGGCTCGCCAGACATGAACGCTAATGCTGGCGGTCCTCCAGGACCCGATCCCAATACGGCGAGCTCCACGTCGAACTTGTCGAACAAGACGGGGGCTGCGCGTCGCCCCAAGATCAAGACAGCCGGTGCCCTCGGTGCCGGTGTGGGTGCCGCTTTAGGCGCGGGGGGCCAGGCGCTCAAGACGGGACTTGGTGCGCGCGCGGGTACCGCATCCATTGCGGCACAAGTCGCGAAGCTCGAAGGCGCTCAAGACGGCGGCTACCGTGCGGCGGCGGCTTTAGCCAACGCGCGGTCGGCGCTCGCACAACGGGAATTGGCGGTTGCCCATCCCACGCAGACTGCTTTACGTAGTGCCGGCGGTGGCGCGCTCAAAGGCGCGGTCTTAGGCAGTGCCATTGAGACGCACGGCCGCGATCTTTACAACCTGTTGTCGCAGTAGGAGTCTGTCATGCTCGATACGTTCTTGGATGTCCTCGTCAAAAAAGCGTCGAACAAGGAAGCCGAAGATCGGCTTGTAAAAGCCATGGAAGGTTTGCCGCTGGAGGACCTGCAGAAGATCGCAGCCTCCGGCGTCAAACTTGCGTTCATCGGCGATGGCAACGAGGAACACGAGTGGCTCTGTAGGTACGAGGAGACACCCTTGTACGACAAGGCGCTGGAGCTCCAGAAGGAACTTCTCGGTATCGAAGCAAAGCGCATTGATAAGCGCATGAATCGACCGCCGGAACCCGAGGCAGAAGACCTCTACGCCATGGAAGACATGGTCCGCCTGAAAAAGCGCCAGCTCGATCTCGAACTCTCAGAGCTTCGTCACAAAGAAGAAACGGGCGAAGGCGGGGAAGAAGAGGAGCCTGAGGAGCCTGCGGAATCGGAGGCGCCGCCTGAAGAGCCCGCCGCTCCGCCTGTTCCGACAGAAGCCCCCGCGGGTGCTCCGAACGAAAAGCCCGATGGAGAAAAAGAAGCCGCTGCGCGCTTTGCGAAGTGGTTGATCCAAGATGCACAGCCTACTTGGTCGCCGAAGACCGCCGCCGCCAAACCTACGAAGAAAAAGGTGAGCGGCGTCGCTTGCACAAAGACGGCTTCAGCGCACATGCCGACGACACTCCTATCAAAGGAAGCCGCGTCCTCCATCGACCTTGCGGGTCGCGCGCTCGCACATGCGGAGTTTGCGAAGACGGCGGATGAAGGCGACGTGAACGCTCTTGCAGCCCTTCGAGGTCACTTACAAAATGCGCAAGATGTGGCGAACCTAGCGGCGAACAGGCAACAGATGAGCGGCGATGCATGGGGGCGCTTTGGTAAGGGCGTGGGCTATGGCGCGCTGGGAGGCGGCTTATTGGGGGCTGGAGCTGGCGCGCTTCATAGCGTTCTCACAGCCGAGGACCCTTTGGGTGGTGCCGTTATCGGCGGTGTCGCGGGCGTACCCGTGGGCGCGGTGCTGGGTGGGGGAATAGGTTCTCACATAAATCAAGGCAAGGCGCTCGATGTGGCACGAGGCGCCGCGCAAAACTACGTCGATCAGTACTATCCCGGGGTGAAGGTGGGCAACGAGCTCACGACAGCAGCACGAGACAAGATCAAGCCGAAGAATTTCGCAGTACCCGCGAAGAAAAGCGATACCGGCGAGGGTAAATACCCTATTGAGAACGCCTCCCACGCGGCCAATGCGCTCACGCGTGTTCGACAGAACGGATCTCCGACGGAAAAGTCTGAAGTCTTCAATGCCGTCGCCAAGAAGTACCCCGGGATGGCCGAACGATCGAGCATTCCAGCAGTGAAGAAGGATGCGGACAAGCAAGCCTCAATCGAAATCAAGAAGGCTGCGGCGGCTATGGCGAAGATGGCTCTTGGCGGCGAGCCTACGGTCTTGGACCGCGTGGGTGGCGGTATCAAAGGCGTCCTCAGTGACGGGGCCTCTGGCGCAGTATCTGGCGCGGGCATTGGCGCCGCGACTGGCGCTATTACTGGCGGTGGTGTAGGCGCCATCCCGGGAGCTATCGCAGGAGTAGGCACAGGAGCTATCGGCGGTGCCCTCACGGGCTTGTATAAGGGCGTGACGAATCCGAACGGCGATAAGTAATGGCCGGACTGGAGATCCGCAAGGCGCGCGTACTTTCCCTGTCGCTCGATTACAACCAGATCACCTGGGACATCGGCGAGACGACAGAGGATGTACTGGACTACGCCTTTCAGATCTTCCGGTCCGAGTCTGTCTCCGGCCCGTACGACGTCGTCTCGAAGGAGCTCGAAGACACCTTCTTGTTCATTGACGATCTTGTGAAGGTCGGCAACATCTACAGGCAGTACCACTATAAGATCGTCGTTCGGAACAAGGCCACAGGCGCCGTCAAAGATTTCGGGCCGTACCATAAGGAACCGGAGCCTACGCTCATTGCAGCCGAACTGCGCACGCATCTCAATATCTTGATGCACGAGTATATTGGGCGTCGGTGCTGGCTCCTTCCCGTGCGCACGTTCGGTCAACGCTGTTCCTGTTGGAACGCGCTTCTGCAAAAACAGCGTATCAGCGGCTGCCGCCAGTGCTGGGATACTACGTTTGTGCGCGGCTACCATAAACCGATCGAGATTTGGATCAGTATTGACCCCACGCCGGCCGCGCAGCAGCCGACGAACATGGGGCGGCTGCAGCAGCAGTCGACGACGGCGCGTATGTCGTATTACCCACCGGTCAAGCCGGATGATGTCATCGTAGAAGCCGAGAACATTCGGTGGACGGTCCGTAGTATTTCTTCTACACAGGAACAGCGCACGGTCGTCACCCAAGAACTGCAGATGGCCCGCATCGAATCGACGGACGTCGAATACCTCATTCCGATCGATCTTGGGATGCCCATGCAGGATTTGTTGTACACGCCTTCGCGTAACTACACGAATCCATCGACGTTAGACAACGCCCCGCCAGATGAAATAGACTATCCAGGTATCTTCACGCTTTACCCGAACCCCACGTACCGGTGAGGACATGGACCCGACCACCTACAGCGCCTTTCTGGACGAACTGATAAAGATCGCGGATGTAGATCCGATCACGGATTCGCAGTCCGCCGTGCAGCCTGACGAACAAACACCTCCGATGTATCGAGAGCACCCCGCAGCGACGTTGGCAAAGGGCATCGGTACGTTCGCCGTTGGAGCTGGTCTCGGCTACGCCGGTGGGCACTTGGCAGACCGCGCGGTTCGTGCGTTCGGCGGCGAGGGCATCCCGCGCTACATCGTCGATGCTGTCGGCCCCGTAGCGACAGGAGCCACCGGGTTGGGCTTTTCCTATCTCCAGCACAAAATGATGGATAGGATCAAGGCCAATACCCAGAAGGGGCCCACCCGCGATGAGCAACTCGCCCAAGATACCGGGTTTTGAACAAGCAAACCAGTTCGAAGGCAGCTTCAAGTACACGCCGCTGGAATGGCTGCGCGGTCTCTTCGTGGGCTTTCTACAAGGCCTGTTCGGTGCAGCGCCCATAGGGAGCTACCACTGGGAAGAAGACCGGCAAACGACAGACATCGTGATTCAGGATGAAGCTCCCGTGAGCGAAGAGACGATGCAACAGCGTCCTCTTATCGTCATCACACGCGGGCCGATTCAGTTCTACTCCTTTGGGATGGACGATCTCCACGAGTACCGGATGGACATCAACCGCAAGACCAAAGGCATCCTTGTACCGGGGACGATTACTATCAACTGTTGCTCGCGAACACCCTTAGAAGCGGAGAACATCGCGTGGACCGTCGGAGAGCATCTTTGGCTGCTGCGTGACCTTCTTATTGGGACGGGACGCTTGTTCGATGTCGGGCGCCAAATACAAATCGGTGCACCGTCCCCCGCGGGCTCCATCATCGCAGACGACAACGGTCACAAGTGGTACGCCGTCGCAGTCAGCGTGCCCTTCCAGTTCACGCGAACAAGTGCACGCACACCTTTGGGGGACAGGATTATACAGAACATCCACGCGCGTCTGTCCCCAAGGTTCGGGGGCAAACCCGCACAAGGTGGACCGCCCCCCGTCGGAGGCCACGAATATCCAGTAGACATTACACGCTATCCGCCACCGCCGATCGTCAACGCCCCTGACGCTAAAGGGGCCACAGCTTCTTTTGCGCAACAAGGAGCCGCAATACAAAAGCAGCGGCACCCGCTTTACCCGGACAAAGAAGTGACGATCCGTACGGTGCGCCCCTATCGACCAGGGCTTCATTCAAACGCGCCTCCGGCCGCATGTTCAATTCCCATACGGCGTCCTCACATGGAACAATTCTCGAACAAGTAGTTGGTCACGCATGAAAGGAACGCGCTAGTAAAATGACGGCCGCCCCCTCTTCCCTCCCGCGCCCTGGCGTTCAAGTCGTTCAGCAGTTTAGGGCTACCACTCCCACGGTGATTACGCCGACGCTCGTTCCGAACATCGTCGGTGTTTGTAAACAAATCGTCGATGTGCTGGTCTCCGACGGTGCTGGCGGACAAATCTTGAACTCGGAAGCGCTTATCAGCCTGCCTGCGCTTTTTGTCGCAGAAGCTGCCTCGGGCACACCGGCTGTCTACACGGGCCTCGACGGTCTGGAGCTTGTTCTAAGCATCAATGATGGCGTCGATGTCCCCATCGCGTTTTCGGACCCATCCGCGACAGGACTCACGGCCTCGACGGTCGTTTATCAGATCAATGCGATGCTGCAGCAACAAGGCGTGACTTCCGGGCAGGCCGTACTTCTGACCGACACAACGTGGGAGTTCGTCACGTTCGGCAAAGGACAGTTTCAATCCATTCTGGTCGACACCGGCACATCGCCCGTTGTCGCGACGGCGTTCGGCATCGGCATCGGACACACGTACGTGGGAATTGGTAACTACGACCAGTACGAAACGACGATTCCTGAAGTCGCTTTTCCCGATCCGCGTAGCAACTTGGCAGAACTCGCCATTGAGGCAGACAGCGTGCGCGTGTTTCTGTCGACGGGCAGCGGCGTAGGTATCAAAGAAGCCACGCGTACGGACACCTTTTTGCGCCGTGGGGTTGTAGCTACGTCCGCAGTACTGACATCGACGACGGACCTCACGGGGCTCACGTATCCGACGGCACTCCTCGGAAAGACGCTCACAATCAACGTGGATGGCGGCACGGATCAAACCATTACGTTCCCTGCGGCGGATGTTACTGGCACCGATGGCGTCGTCGCCGTCAGTGGAACAACGGTCACATTTACTTCCGCGACATTGGTTTACGCGGACTGCTACGTCGGGCAGACATTTACCTTTGTGGATTCCGTGCACGCGGGGAATACAGGCACCTTCGTTCTCACCGAGGTCAACTTGGTGGGTTCGCCACACGTGCAGTTCACCAACGCAAGTGCCGTCGCTTCAACCGGCGTTCACTGGACCATCGTGTTCCCTGCGGATGCGGCGGACGTCCTGGCCTTTGTGCAGGCGGGTTTTTCTGGTGTGACCGCGGCCCTCGATATCACGGGGGAGTACCTATCCATCACGGACAACTCCACGGGCACAAGTAGCGTGCTTACTTGGCGCTCGTCGAGTACCGCGCCGATCGCTTTCCTTGTCGCCTCGAGTACAGGCGTTAGTATCGCCGCAATCGACGACGGCAATGGCGACGCGTACACGCCCCTTCTGCAGTTTGCAGGCTACAACTTCACAGCAGCCGCCGCGAACGCGGTGCTTACGGCATCTTCGGCGCCGACGTACTCGGGCCTTGGCGGAAAGACGCTCACGATCAGTGATGGCGGCCAGCCCCAGACCATCGTGTTCACAGGCAGTGAGACGACAATCGCAGGCGCTACCAATAGCCTACAAGCGACCATTCAAGCCATCGTGGGCATTGCTGCCGGCGGAAATATTTCGGTGACAAGTTCGAGCGGCAAACTCGCGCTCACGAATACCAACTACGCCGGTGAAGACTCTATCGTGCATATCGTGGGCGGTACAGCCCTCGCGCTGCTCGATCCTGGCGTCACGCCGACGCTCGTTGCTGGCGCCGATGCCCGCGGCAATCCCTACCCGCCGGCCCCCGGCGATGAAATCTGGATCGACGGCGCGCTCTATGCGCACGTGACGAAGGTTGCCTACGGGGGTAATGCAGCGGTCTTGCGCATCGACGCACAGGTGCCCGTCAACCCAGATGTGGGCACGCACTTTTTCATCCAAGCGAAAAACCTTGTGATGCCCCCGCTTACAAACCGACCGATTCCGGACTTGTACTTGGACCTGTCGGACAACGTGTACATCAAGGCGAGCCTTCTGCGCGACTTTACCGGCGCGCCTATCTCACGGCGCGCCTATCTCAGTGAACACACCCATCTACTTGTCCTACAGCGCCGTGCGCCTGGATACGACGGCTCTCGCAACGAATCCCGGTCTTCTACGCTATGAAGACACGACAACGCTCGACAACGATCTCGGACCTACAACGGCCGACAATCCGCTGACACTCGGGATGTTCTTCGCGTTGATCAACGCGCCGGGCATTCAGGTTACCGGCCTCGGCGTCGACGAAGTCAGTGATCTCGAACCCTTTGGAACAGTGGAGGCCTTTACCCGTGCCGCCGAATTCCTTGAGGGCTTTGAGGTGTACGCCATCGCGCCGTTGACGCACGACATGAGCATCGCGCAAATCTTCAACACCCACGTGCAGTTCATGTCCGAGCCCACGTCGCGCGGTGAGCGCATCGTCATCTTCAATCCGTCGATGCCGACCAACGCCCTCGATAACCTTGTCGCCAGTGCCACAAATGGCGATGCACTAAGTACGACGACGTTCGATACCAAGATCAACAACCTCACGACGCTGCTACAGAATGCCGGCGTCAGCCCAGTAGGCGTCATCCCCGTCTCGGCCGGCGTCTTCCTTGAAGTCGCTTCGAGCTCGCTGGTGTTCTCCGTACTTCAAGTGAGCGGCTCGCAGATCACGGTGCGCACTACCGCAGGACAATTCCCCAGCGGCACGAACAACGACGACTTCTACGCAGAGACTACGCTGCCTTTGCCGATCATCGCGGCGACTTTCTCCATCTTCGTGCGCGGTCTGCCTCTTGTGACCGTCTCGGGAACCATGGACAAGAATGCCGTCGCAGCCACGGTCAATGCTATGGGTGCATCCTTCTCACAACGCCGGTTCTGGATGACGGAACCGGATCGTTGCACGGCGACTATCGGCGGCGTCACCCAGATCATCGACGGCTTCTACCTTAATGCGGCCCACGCGGGCGCAATTGGGCAGCAACCTCCACAACAGTCATTCACCAACTTCCCCCTCACTGGTTTCGTCGGCGTCAAGGGCAGCAATGACACCTTCAGCGAGTCCCAGCTCGATGTCATGGCGGGCGGCGGGGTCACCATCTACATTCAAGACGTCGCGTCTTCGCCGGTGTACGCGCGTATGGCGCTTACTACGGATCTCACCAGCGTTGAAACGCGCACGGATTCGGTCACCAAGGTCGTCGACTTCACCGCGAAGTTTATGCGTTCTTCCCTGCGTTCCTTCATCGGGCGCTTCAACATCGCACAGGGCTTCTTGGATACCTTGGGCCTTGTGACCCAGGGCTTGTTCGGGTTCCTCGGCGAGGCGGGCGTGCTGATCGGCGGTTCTCTCGACAATGTCATTCAAGATGAAAACGAGCGAGACAGTGTCCTGCTCGACTGCACCTTAGATGTACCTATTCCA